TTCTTTCATTTGGTTAAAAAATTCACCAACTTCATCATCTGACTGAAAGACCCCCTTGTCATCGAGATTTTGTAAGTGTCGCTTTGATTCTCCTATAGTATCTGAGATATTCTGAAGGTATCTAACTTGATCTTGTGTGATATCCTCGTATTTCTCTACTTTTACTAGTAGGTTATTAATAATGTATGAAAAAATAACCAGTAACGCAACTAATATACTGATTATTATGTAAAATAATGTGGGATTAATGTCCATCTATAGATTTTTAAGCATGTTTTGTAAGCCTGGTGAAGAATTTACTCGTTTTCCTGTTGAGGCTTGGGTTTTCTTAACTTTTTGAGTAGCACCACCAGTAGATTGTAACCATATATCGTATTCTACCTTGGAAGCCATGAAGTCTGCCATGTGAAGTACGTATACTATGTTGGTTTTCATCCTAGAGTTAGGGTTGTGACTGTAGAAGTAGGCTTCATTAGCCTTGTCGAACACTCCATCGTGTAGTCTGATACCTAAAAACTCGTTGTGGCTTACTTTTATGTCGAATTTCTGTAAAATGTATAGAGATCTATCTGGGATGAGCATAAAGGGTAGCTCTGAATTAAAAGTATACATCTCGTGTAGCTTGTCTTGCCTCCATTTATCAGTCTGAGGTATATAGTTATGAGTATCTCCATCACCTAACTTACCTAGATCATGGAATATAGCAGCAAATACCAACTCTTCGTCGGTAAAGTCGATAGTACCGCCCATTTCATCGTACAACCTCTTGCATTTAATAGAATACTCTATAACTCTATTAACATGATCAACATATCCACCGGGTATAGCATTGTGATGCCAAGTTTTGGAACTAGCAGGTGCCATGATATAGGTTTCACCTATGTGTTCAATTAGTTTTTTAACCTTATCCTTACGGTCACCTATGTAAGTATCTACTATTTTAAGATGCTTCTCATAGTTTGAATGGATTTTCTCCGCTGTTAATGTCATATTAGATTAATTACTATTATTATTATATTTATTTATGTATCTATATATATTTATATATACTTTATTATTAATATTTTTAATATATAATTAAGATAATGTTTTTAAAGCAGAAAAGCAACTATTTTAGTATAATATTTTGAAAATATTTTTTATTCATAGTATTTTCACCTGCCTCCCACCAAACATCTACCTGTAAATTAAGAGTCTTCCCCGATTGACTAGGTCTGACTCCTATAATCTGAGTAATGATAACTGTATCCTTATGTAAAGTACCGAAAGTCTCCCTATCTGCCGAGTTTACTTCATCGAAAGTATATGGAGTCTGTACATAATACGTTAAATTTCCCGACCAATAAGCAGATACTACCGGAACTCCGTTATATCTCCACTCTTCTGACGTAGGAGTAGCATGAACCTCTACGGTAAAGTACTGTATCTTAGGGTTATCTTCATCAATATCAAAAGAATACGTATTATTCTCTACTATAGGCTTAATAATAGCAGTACAATCACCGCCTAAACAAACGGGTTCGACAAAGGGTTCGGGGGAGCATGATAAAAACAGTGCGAAGCCCGCCGCGCAAAACGCGCGAAGTTGCCACGAAAAATTATACATACAGATCGCTTGACGTTATTTCCCTATTCATAGCTCTTCCCATTGTACCTAACATACTAGTACTGCCATGCTCTATATAGACCTCTCTTAATATATCCAGTACCTCTCTTTCGGTATACGTATGTGTGAGAAGGCTGGGTTCTTTATAGTACGTTATTTTATCCCATCTATTGTCGCCATTGCTGGAGTCTGGAATACATGTGAAATGTGTGGCATCGGGATGGTCCCCAGTGACTTTGATTAGACCTTTAGTTTCATCTTGATTTAACTTTATCATTATATAACCTTTATTTATACCTTAAGATAAGAATATTATCTCATTAAAGCAACTGTTTTCTTGAGTATTTTTGTTCGCTAGCTACTTCATACGTAAAGTTTATAGCATTTTTTATTACAGCACACTTTTCATACTTTTCTAAATCTTCGAAATACTGTCTTAATACATCTAAACCTACGACTATACCCTCTAAGTCATAAGACTCCCCTATACCGTAGCTCCCTATCTTTACATTACCTACGTCTAATCTCTCTAGATATAGGTATATTTTATTAAAATACTTATATTGAACCTCTAATCTTACATTTTTATAAGCTTTACCATGGTTCTTAGTATACAACATATCCATTATACTGTAATTCTCTACAGCTCTGGATACCATATTAAGTATAACATACGGGTTCTTTAAAGCACTTTCTACTCCATGCTCTTTATACACCTCTTCATCTCCTTGCTCAAAGAGTGAAAATAATGTATGTGGATCTAGTTTATTCATTACAAAGTTCGTATATTGTATAAATAGATATTTATTTTAAAGTCGTTATGAAAAGAAATATAGTAAGCTTTGGATGTTCATTTGTACATAGCAGTCATGATGATGAAAACATTAAAAGAGCTAACAGAGGAGATACTCCAACTAATCCAAAAAAACAGCATCATATAGCTAAAACCGGTTATAATAATGGACAAGAGACATGCTTTACCTCTGAGTTGGGAGAACTAATAGGTACTGATACTAACAACCTCGGTGTAGGAGGAAGTGGTATAAGATCTGCTATATTCAAAGCCTTACATTATATAGAAAATAATAATAAAGCATTTCATAGTAATATCATTATAGGACTTAGTGAGTTATCTAGATTTGACTTCATAAAACCAAGCATACACCTTAATAGAGCAAAATGGCCCAAACTACCAATGGAAGATTATGCTAAATACTACGATAAACAGGATGTTGTATTCGAAATAGAGACACTTTTAAAGCTTACATATAGTTATTTTAAAGAAAAAAACATACCTGTACTGTTTATCAACACTATGAACGTAGATATAAGTACTAAGGACATAGTTCCTACTTTCATATTCCCTAATGGTACGGAGTACTGGAGAGATTATATTACATCTTATGATTCTACGTATAGAATGGAACATCCTAATATAGCAGACCACAAACATTTAGCTAAATTACTAGTGGATAAGTTGGATTTCTGATAAATTATTCATATATTGTAGTATATAAAAAAATAAAGGTTATGTACGATTTTAAAATTACCGGTTTAGGTGATGGTTTTCTTATAGGATTATCATATTTTGCTAAAGATGATAGATTAGAAGCATTTGAAGATGAGGATTGGGCTGAGTTAAACATCTATCTAGGGATAATTAAGCTAACATGGAGGTTTTTCTAGATTATAAGATATATAGAAACCTATTTAGTGAAGATTTTTGTGATAGAGTAGCTGAAAGCTTTAAGGATAACTCTATATATGCACCAAGAGGTGACTGGAATGCCTATGATATTACCAAAGGCCCCCTATATACGGAAATTCTTGAAAATTTTTCTCCCGTGATTCCCTATAAATTTACCGAAAAGTGGATCAATGTAACTGAATACAATAAAGGAGATAGCTTAAGAAACCATAGAGACACGGATTCAAGTTTAACCCTAGTATCGGAAATCAGTAGTGCCGCTCATGGAGGACGTTTTATTATCAATAAGGATACCTATATAGAGTTAAATAAAGGAGATGTGGTAACGTTTAATGGTAGTAATGTATTACATGGAGTGGAAACGGTATATAGAGGAAGTAGATTATCATTGAATATGTGGACGTATCCTAATGAAGATAAAGTTATATTATAACAATATATAAATATATATTACTATATACTCAAAATCTATCAGAAATATAATAATAGGTATAGGCTAAAGCACGCACACTACCAACCCGTTAGGGAACTATACCGTCACTGTTATATCAAGGTGATGTCTAGGTGATGTCGACTTGCCGGTCTATTTCTTGGAAGGAAGAGAGGCTATTACTCCTATAGAGAATAGAGAGAGTATAATGGTATGGATAGGATTAGCCATAATGAGCCCTAGTATTGATACCAGTCCTCCTACCATATGTACTACAATAAAGCCTATAAGGCCTACCAGTACTATAGATAGACCTATATATAATAACTTATTCATATGTATATATTAAGCTGCTATTACCATTGACATAGGTACTGATACCTTACCCATTGATGGGCTATTAAGTACTACCTTTGACCTATTGATCTTTACTACCTCACATACCTGACCTCTAAGCTTCTTATGGTCGACTAATACCTCCTGGCCGATAGTAAAAGACATTGCATTGTCCTTACCCTTTATATCAATCCATTGATTGACATTAGCTCTTAATATTCTTAACTCTGAAATTGATAATTTACTTAAATCCATAACCTTTATTTGTTTTAATATTATACCTTAATATAAGAAGAATATCTCATATAGGCAACTATTATATGCTTATTCCGGTATTCGTACCT